TCACAAATAAGTTGGCGTAGATGCTTCAAAAAGTTGATTAAACACTGTTTGATACTTACTTACTGCATTCTTATCATTAAAATTACACCTTGCTTTTCTTGTATTTGTATCATATTCAACTCGATACATTCTTCCATCTGCTATGCAAAAATGCACACTGTTTTCTCCAATCTTTACTTCTCCTTTTCTATTTTTTCTCAACTCTATTTTTGAATAATATTGTTTTAGTATATCTCTTAGACAATTACAAGAATTAATTTCATCATAATCTTTTAATACAATACGTAGATTTGTTCCTTCTTTGCTCAAAAATTTTTGTAATGATTCTATATATGACGGAGAAACTGTAACAACATTTTGATTAGAAAATATATCTTGTGCATACAAACAAATATTTCTTTCTGCGGTTTTGAATATGTTATCAAAAATAACAATAGCATGTTCATTACCACTATTGGATAAAACATTATCAATTTTATTGTTTGCAAAATACTCAACAGCCTCCTTGTAATCAAGAAGATTGTTTAAATTTAATTCTTTCATATCTCCGTTTTTTATAAATAAAAATAGTCCTGCGTAAACGAAAACATAGGATTTAATATAATATTCTAAATATCAATATGTTACTAGTTTAAAGTGCTTTTTCGTCTGCAAAAATAACAATTTTATATCTATAAAAGATAGATTCATAGATGTTTTTTTTTAATGTTTAATAGCACAAAAGATTGATTGCCTTTGATATAGTCCAAATATAGTATAAAATATCAAAGACTTCTATTTCAAAATTTCATGTGAGGATTATATTCCTTATTGGTTATCGTTTAATTGGTTATAAATGTCTAACAAAATTTTATCGACAATTATTAAAGTCATTAACATTGTTTATCCATTTTGTCACCGCAAATATAAAAATACAAATTTACATATCAATGATTAGTAGTTAATATTACATAAATATAACTTAGATTGAGTATGCTTGGAATTTATTATTTATATTTTTGTTGCAAAATTATAAATCTATTAAATTATGAAGTGGTTATTGTTAATTCCTGCTATTCTAGTAAGTAGTTGTTCATCTCCTTCAAACAATAAAATAGAAAACAAACAAGAAGAGAAAACAATAGTAGAAAATCTAGAATCAAAAGCTAAACGACAAATGATGGCAACAATTAAAGAGCTTGCCAATAATCCTAGTTCTGTCAGTATATCAAAATTTGAAAAAGAGTTTGAATTTGATTCTTTGTATGTAGCCAAATTCACAATGAGAGCGCAAAATGAGTTTGGTGGATACTCTATTACTGACTACGAGTATATATATATGATAAAAGAAGATGGAATACATGATGCTCTAGTTGATTTGAAGGTTAACCCTAAAATAATAATGCTGGCAGCGAGAGCCTTTAATGTAGCTTCAAAAAAAGATAAAAATGCGGATTTTACATCTTCTATAAAAGTAGCTGCTAATTCTTTAGTTTCATTTGTTGGTAGGAAAGTTCCAGATCATCCTGTTGAAGAAATTAAATTAATAAATGAATGGGGAAAATAATTAAACAATGGAATTAATTGTAATATTAATAAAAAAAGTGCGCCTACTACGAGCTGTCAAATCAACCATAGGGTTTATTTCGGAGGCGTTTCCGTAGCTCCACTCGGTAGGCGCAATATCTTAATCTATACTACTACAATATGTCATGGCAAAAAAATAACTCCAATGATTGAAGTCACAGGAGTTTGCCTCTCCCATGATTGATTTGACGCTACAAAACTAAGTATTTTTTTTAAAACTGCAAAATTTAGAACGGCAAATCCTCCTTCATTATATCATCAGCCTGTTGCAGAAGGTATTCGTCAGGATTATACTTCCGTCTTAATACGACCTGAAACAGCCTGTTCCTGTTCTCATCCCACGCGGAAGTGACGGAATAGCCTTCCTGGCGTATCATGTCAACCATCTTTCTCTTACTGTAAGGTCTTACGCCACAGTCATTGCAGTATGCTATGTATTTCACATACAGGTCACGGTCACGAATGGCGGATTCCTCAATATCACCAGAAGAATCATACCCCGAATCGTAAAGATACGACAGGACACTGTTGGAATCACGTCTGGCATTCTCCGTAACGGATTCTATCGTATAACTTCTCGTAAATTCACCCTTGTTCTTCACAAACCGTCTTGCACCCTCTATTATCCAGTTTATAATAGCCGCCGATTCCTTTGACAGCTTCAACGGAAGAGATCTGTCCTGTTCCGATTCCTTGAACACACGATAGAACGGGATAACAAGGGAGCGTCTGAAATGACCGTAAGTCTGGTCCGAAACGGAAGGCATCTTGTTAAGGTTAGCCATGAAAGGCGGCATCATGTCGGCAAGGAAAGGCTCACCGAACGGAAGGCGTGCCATAGTAGGCTCACCGGATATGAACTTCTTATACTTGCCACCGCTCACATCCTTCCCACCCATCTCGGAAGCGTAGTTGAGCAGCTTGCCGTTTATCATAGCTATATTGTACTCGCACGTAGACTTGTCACCCGACAGGTCAGCCATCTCCATATAAGAAACATTATCCTTCCCTAGCGCGTTGACAACAGCGTCAAAGAACACGGACTTACCGTTACTACCACAACCGAGAAGGTAACACATCTTCTCCATCTTGATCTTCTTCCTGTCAACAAAAGCACACCCTACAAACTCCTGCAAGGCATCCTGGGTATCCTTCACAGGGATCACATCGTCTAGGAACTTCTCCCACAACGGGCTGCGCGCCAACGGGTCATAATTGATATTGATACGTATGCACGATTCTATCATGGGCGAGAAATCAAACGTTTCCATCGTTTCCGTGTCAAGGACACAATTGTCAAACGTGATGAAGTTACGCTTCGGATTGAATATCTCATGCGTCACATTCTTCACAATGGTACGATAGAAACGCTCGCTCGTATCGGTCATGTACAGTTCGCTAAGACCGTTTATGCGGCACAAATCCATGCACAGGCGCATCAGATCCTCCTTCATCATGGGAACGAATATCTTCCCGTCAAAAGCCATGATAGAACCGCTCCTGTGGCGTCTGAAATTGCACTCCCTGCACGCATCGGCTATATCCATCTCGACCATAGCGGATATGGAACGCTTCCACTCGCCTTCATCCCTGGCTTTACGGAAACCGCGACCACCGCCCTTGTCCGCCAGCTTGCCCATAACGGAATCAAGGATGTATTCATAAGAAGCCTTTGCAGATTCAGCGACAGTCATTTTCCCCTCCTTTCTCTACCTGGTCCAGAGATTTATCCCGGTCCACAACCTTCCCGAACATTACAACGGGATACAGGTCATAATCGTCCGTTGATATGTCAGGGCGTGCGTCCATATCGTCAAGGGAAGAGTACACGTCCGAGATGTGCTCCAGTTTCCTGCACACGATGGAATCACGTCTTATCCCGTAATACTCTATAAGGTCAGCCATGTACTGTATGGTAATGTCCTTGAACCATGTGAACGCATCGTCACGTGTCTTTGCACCGTCACAGCAGGTATTGAACGTGTACCCGAAACGCCTCATCTTCACGAAGTAGCTGTTCCGCCACAACGACACCGACTTGTCCATCTCGCTCCCTGCATTGCGTATGGCGGTGACGATGCTTCCCGGCATGAGCGCGCACCGTGAAACGCGAGCGGCGGAAGGCTTCCCGTTCGCCCCGGTCCCATCCACCATATCCACATCTGGCACGAACCTTAGATCATCCACGCTCCTTCCGCCCACAACGGACGTGTCATGCCGCATAAGATAGTCGGCATCCACGATATGACCGTACTGCCTTACCTGGCCCTCACACCACGAAGCAAATCTCCTTAACGACCGTTTCCACTCGGAAGGAAGCACATACCCGTACCTTGCACATATCTCCGCTATATGCTTCCTCTCCTTCTCCCATTTTCTCTTCATCTTCCTCTCGTACTCCAGCACCTCACCCTCCACGCTGACACCAGCGACCTGTGCAGCCATAGACTTTGCAGTTAAAGGTACGGGCACACGCTTGATGAATGACGCTTCCGACACGAACACAGCCTTTGTTCCGTCCTCCAGAGGCTCGTCAAGTTTAAGACAGCAGTGACGGTCCCTGAAGCTGACGAGCGTAACCCACCCGAACAGCCGTGTCTGAACCCTCATTCCCTTGTACCAACGTTCCCTGTCGGGCATTGCATCGGACAGGCATACGACACGCCTTGATTCGGGCAACCTAAGTTTAATCTCTATTTCTTCTTCCATATTTTACACACACATTTTACTTGACTTTACCTGCAAATATAGCGCAAAAAACAATACGAAAACTAGTAATTAAATAAATTAACTACAAATGTTTATGTGATTAACAAATACGTGTCAAGGAAGATATTTTATCTTTCTTTACACAAGATTTTTTACTTTCACGTCCACAGTATTATTTGAATAGGAAAAGTAAAAAATATTGATTGTTGTTATTTTTTACTTTTGTAATAATTTTTCTCATTTTAGTTAAAATGATTTAACTATAAATTTTTATCTACTTATTATTTTCTACGTTAAGAAATGTAAAATTGACTTAATTTAACATAAAATAAAAAATCTCAACACCGATAGTTGCATATGCAACTAATTGATTCGGGAAAATTCGTAAAAAACCTACGAAATTCGTTGTTTTTTCGTAGACTTCGTAAACTCTTCGTTTTTCAACACTTGTCAAAAAACTCGCAAAAATTAGTGATTAAATAGCTGAAAACAAGCTATTTAGTCTTGTCAAAAAAAATTGAATCGTTAATCGTAAAAATTTCACTCTCTATTAATTTGTATATTAAATGTTAAAGGTAATATATTTATACAATATATACATACACGTACACCTTACATACTCTATTACAATACATATACATACACAATACATACACAACACATACACATACAGACACCAAAACTGCATACGTAATTTAGTATAGATACATATCAAAACGACGAAATCAACGAAGAATACTGTAAACCAATAACTTATACTGCAAAAAAGACATAAAAAATGCAACCATACCTACGAAACACACCAAAAAACCTACGATTTTCGTAACTTTTTATGTAAAGATTTATCCGATTTTGTTGAAAACTACCGAAAATACACCACCAAAACGCAAAATAAGCCATCCGAGCAAAATTTGGAGAAAAAAAATTTTCAGAAAAAAAATTATCGAGAGCGACACACCCACATAGAAAACTCTAGAAAAGGGGGTATGCCACTGATTTACAGGTAGTTACGTACGTTTATCTATCCCGTTTTTCAACGTTTGTAGATAAAAATAAATTCTTTTCTACGACAATCGAATTTTGAAATCTTTACAAATAAAATATCTTTACAAGTGACATCTACGAAGATTTCGTAATTCCCTCACGTTCAGACACTTACAAACAGATTTAACACAAATTAACATTGAAAAATCTTGAAATTAAACATAATATTAAGCTAAAATAGGTCTTGCATGGTCGGATCTATTAATATTATGCAATATTAATTTAAAATATGTATATAAACTGTATTGATTTTGGAAAAAACGGGCTTAATTTATAATGAATGTTAATGAAATATACAACCTAATCAAAAACGCCGTATGTTTGCAGTGTCGTAAGGACAAAGCGATATATGACATATTGAAACAGCTTGCCACGGTGAGAGCGTGGTACAGATCCGCAAACAAGGATAAGCGGGATATAAATAGCGGTGTAGCTAGCCACGATGCAGAGGCACGGAATATTAGATAAGGGTGATAATGTTTTAGTGCGATATGTGATTAGCTCCTGATACGATATAATATAATGTATGTGCGTGTGTATCCTATACATAAGCCTTAATACTTGTCTGTTATGCACGGATAAGTTAATATAAGCCGTAAAAACATACGATACGCGCATACTGTAATGTAGCTACCATGATATTGGTAACGGTTACAAGCCCGTATAGATACAGAGTACAGTATATAAACTTAATACATTATAATATGAAAGCAAAAAGAATATCACAGAAAGCGGTTAAAAACATGATTAACGGCAACACTGCATTGCTGCATATCGGTAACTTTGATACGGGGAAACGTACCAATTTAAAGCGCGCGGTTAGCGAATGTGTATATACTAGTCGGTTGTATTATAATAAGGAATTGCAATCGGATAACGAAAAGTATATAGTCAACCTTATAGGGTGTTTAAAGTAGAACTATATAAAACACATATTGCAGCGTTTAACGAATACACTGAGTACCACATTAATTTTGACGATACAAGCAAGTATTACACATTGGTTATAAGTGGCATGCAGTTTTTGATCGTGTCAGATCTGGGCTGGTGTAATATATGGCAAGTGTTTAACACCGACACCCCCGTTACAACCGACTGTAAACAAGAAACCGAAACCAATTGCGAACAAGTTTACGACGTGGTTTTTAACGACGATACAGCAAGCAATTGCAAGCATATAAACAGTACATACGAATGTTGCATGCAATGGATTGAAGCAAACAGGCACGACAATACAACCTATTTTGCCGACTACAAGGGCGGCACCGTGTCAATTGTAGAAGTGAATACAGGAAATTATGTCTACACTGAAAATATTTAATATTAAAAATCATACAAAAACAATAACGAACAATTAAAATATTACGATTATGAAAACAAATGAATTATCTTACAATGTAACAAAATTTTACGTAGAGAACGGAATAACCTATAAAATGAACGTGCGCATAAGTTTAAACGACTATTGTAAAAATGGTGTATGTGATTGGAGTATCACGGCTGATATATATGAGAAACGTAGGAACGGGCGTTTTGTTTGGTGCGCTAGTAGTTGCTGCAATGAGGAAATACTCAAGCGTTTTCCAGAGTTTAAAACGTTTATTGACTTACATCTGTGCAACCATTACGGGCAACCTATGTATCCCGTTGAACATGGCTTTTACCACCTTAAAAACAGCGACAAAGAAACTACCATAAACTACCTACGTATTACCGAATCAGAATACAATGTACTACGTGATAGTGCAGAGGATAAGGGGTACTTTACATACCTATTATATACTCTAGGGATCGTAGACCGCTGGAAACAAGAAAGTTTAAAAGCTATAAAACAATTGGAAAAATTAACGGGTAACACATGGGAAAACCCGTATAAACCTGAAAATGAGCATTTTATGTTAAAATTGACGGATGAAGAACGTACACTAATCGAAAACAGAATCAAAGGCGGGTATTATACAAGTGAAGCCATACAGGCACGGAAAGACCAGAAAAAACGTGAAGAATACGAGAAGAAACGCAATGAAATAATTGCAGATTGCGAAAAAGAAATACAAAAAGCGGAAAATAGAAAGTTAATTAGATTATCCATTCTTGACGCTGGAATTCCCCTTAAAAATGTGATATACTACAACCACAGCAATGAACTTGTATTTAATTGGAATGATTGTGAAGCAAAAGTAACGAAAAATCAGTTTGACGAATTTATCAAAACAGTTGACAAAACAAAACTTCCTGAAAATATAACCTTTAAATTAAAGTAATTATGAGAACGTATTTTGCACAAGTTGAAACACGGTACCGGGCAATTAAAAATTGCCCGTTTACCCCTGCACATATTGTTAAGGTTTTTGGCGGTTATATGTGTTTTGAGAGTGATAATGATTATAGAGTTTGGAAAAATCAAAAGTAAATAACTATGATCGAAACATTAATATTATTAGGTTGCTTGTACCTATCAATACGGGTAACCGATTACATAGAGAACCAAAACAAACAATAACAATTTAAAAACGTAACATTATGGAAACAAGAAACGACATACCTAATTTGCTTGCAATGTATATACGCAATACGCGGGAAATATACGATATTACAACATGGCTGCAAAATTGCATAATTAAGAAGGCAAACAAGGGCATACAGCCATCAATAGAACACCTAGCAAATTGCAGCACAATGAAAACTATAATCAGAGAGGCCGCCAAACTGTTATACAAGTACGACGGAATAATACCTACAAAACAGGAAAAACAGGAAACAGCCTATGAACACGCCAAATATATTTTTAACAGTGTGCAATACTCCATTCAGAAACACCAATAGAGGGCAAAATAAAGCCCTGTAATGAAAGATATATATTACCATAAAAAACAAAAACATTATGATACAATTTACTATTGACAGTTTTAGCGGCGGTCTATCAGGCCGCCCGTACAACTCAATTAAAGACGCAATACAAGACGGTGGATACTCCGTTTTGTGCAATCAAAAAATTAAAAAAGCGTTTAGTTTTGGAAACGGCACGGAAAAAGACTTTGAAAGATATTGCAAAGACAACCATTGCAAAATCATAAGCGAAAGCGATTTTTACAAGGAAATACACTCTTTGCCGTTTAACGAGCAAATAACACATATCCAATTTATTAAAGAGCAATTAAGCCTTTACAATAACCTATAAAAACATAATGCAGCAATGAAAAAGAAATACGCCAAAAACCAATTACAAGAAGCAATTACCAAGGTAAACAATATAGTGGATAATCGTGTGGGGTGTTTCCAAGAACCAATAATACCGAGCGATTGCCCTACGTTTGACGAAGAAACAGCAAACTATGTTAGGGAAAGACTGGAATTATACCTAAAATCGTGGGTATTGCCAAAACTTGAAGAAGTGTTAAATGAATTAGTATTATGAAAAAACAAAACTTACAAAAAGAATTATATCCTATCCTTGAAAATGAAAGTATTAAGATAGGAACGTTTAAAGCTAGTAGAAGTATTAATACATTGGATTTTATCAGGGAAAATATCAAGTTTTGGAAAAGCTATGACGGGCACAAGTTACCCGAAAAACAGGTTAAACGAGCGTATTATAACGGCACCAGGACACAAAACATAATCAAAATGTACATAAATACACCCGAATTGATTAAGTTTGTAAGAGAGCACGCAAACGACTACGATACGTTAAAACGAAACGACGTACCTAGCTGCATAACTATTGATCGTAGGCGGAATGAACGTTATTTTTACGTATATATCGAAAAGTTTGGGAACGTGCGTTTTGATGAAGTGTTAAGAGTTTTCCCTTTGCTTCCTAAATCATATTTGAACGAATAATGAAAGTGATTAAAGTAATTAGAGTTTTAAGGAGAATACTAACCGATTCAGATATTATAGATCTGTATGGTCTATATTGTGAATTTTACAAAAATATATAATAATATTAGATAACATTGTAACCGTACCGTTTGAACAAATGAGAGAGATACGCAAGGAATTAGACCGATTTGTTAAGCCTATACAGATAGAGGTCATTAAGAGCGATTTTGAAACTGTTTCATTCAGAGAGTTAAGATAAAGCGGAAATAATGTGAAATATTTTCCCGGTATGGAGAACAACAAACAGAGCGACACTGTTACCGGGAGCAATTTTTGACTTAAAAACGAAAATAAACGAAAAAATATGAATATTATTACAGACAAAACAAAAGCCCCTGCAAAGCTACGTTACAGGGTGAGCAATAACAGCGGATCAATAAATAAGGAGTTTGGCAAAAACCAACAGGCGGCTTATTATGGCATTAAGGAACAAATGATATCTATGTTTTCTTATAGAATTAATAAGGATAAGAGATTTTATACGATAGAAGTATTTGAAGTTCCATCTATTGAATTAATTGAATTATGTGATTCTTATAACTGTAAATTGATGGCAAACATTTTGAATAAAAAAATGAATATAGGGAATTTGATCAGGTGGTAGTCTATGAAGTTTATCCGATTAATCTGAATGATATAGAGTTTGTATAATAAAATTTTTTCAATTATGACACATAAAGAAATAGAAAACGAACTTGGCTATTGGGGAGATATTATCAGAGAAAACCCAGATAGATATGCGTATGTTAGGCAACATTTTTCAAATGATGTTTGCGATTTAAAGCCAATAACTTATAGTGCTTTGTGGAATTTGTTGCTGCATTCTGAGGCGAATGATCTTTATTACTACAATGAAAATCATGCGATAGACGAAACGTGTGTGTTTTATGAGTTCTACTATGATCTCGGTTTTGAACTTCCAGAAGATAGAGGTCTTGATATGAATTATTATCCACATATTTGTATTGAACTGAATGACAATGATGGATATGAAGGAGATATTGATATTTTCATGTTGGACGAATGGGATGCTTCCGAAGATATGACGAATGAGGATAAAGAACGATTTGATGCAATACGAAAAAAATATCCTATTACATTGATTAATAATTTGAACGATTTGAACGATTTGATATAATGGGAACGAACAATAAACAAGCTATCCTAGAAGGGAGAAAATGGGACGTAATAGAGAGTGTTGACGGATATTTTTCCGGGGAAAAGAACGGAGTTATCATACAAGGAACGACAATGAGTGATCTGTATGAAAAATGTAAATCTTTTGATATAGATTCGGTTATGGAGAAAATTAAGACGGGTGTAGATCTGAACGAATGGGAAAAACGCTTAATAAAAGTTAATAAAAAGTTGTTGGCAAACCAATAAACTATATCTTTGCCGTATGAGAAAAAAAATACGTTGCATATTATAAAGGCTGTACAATAGAGGTCACAGGAGAAAAAGACTTCATGTACCGGATAATAAAAGGTGAACGGATGGTTCTCTTTGTAGATATGTTTTACAGGTCTACAACTGATGCGTTAAAGGGAGCAATGAGGTGGGTGGACAATAATATTAGAAAGGAGTGATTTTATGCTTTTTGGAATTGTTTTTGCTATGTTAATGAAAGCTATATGTGGAAATATGTTGGACGATTGATGATTGTCATTGTATGGCTTATTGTGTTACAGGTCTTGTCTGAATGTTAATTATGAAATATTTAAGAATACATTTGATTATATGGTGTTTGCCTTGTATAATATATGGTATTAATGAACAAATGAAAACCATTACAAAAATTTAACACATAATATTTCCTAATATCGTTATATAGTATTACATTTGCTTCATACAGGGATAGGAACGGAGTAG